CCTCCATCTGAAATCCGAGGAGCCGGGCCCAGCGGTGGCCCTCGGAAAATTCGCAATCGACCGATATCTCGACGCGACGGAATTCGCACCGATCCAGGAACCTCGCCACAGCCCGGTGGACCTGGACGAAGTGCGGCCCGACGTTCCAGGCCAGCATAGACCAAGCCATCGCCCTGCCGGCCCACGCCGGGACAACCCCGGCGCATCCGACCACCGTATCTCCGACCAGGGCCGAGAATGCCTGGGACCGCTCCAGTGCCGCGCCGCACTCCGGCGTCAGCCAGTCGCCCATGTACGCCTGCGCTCCCTGGAGATGCAGGCTTCCGAAGTGCTCGGCACGGAATGGCTTCACCTGGATCATCGGTCGTACACTCCTACATCCGGCATCAACGCCAGGATTGTGCACGGCAGCGGGTCCTCGACCCGGAAGTATATCCGCCCCTCCTTCTCGTAGGTGCTCGGGTTGCTGATCTCCTTGTCCCCGTCGAACAGAGGAGGAGGAGCCCCCATAGGGTCGGATGCCGTGCGAAATATCAGCGGGTCCAGACTGACCGCGTTGGGCCCCATCTTCAGCCCGAGGGACTGAAACAGACGGACGACGATGCGGCCGATGCGCTTGGTCTTCCCCTGGGCCGTTCCGCTCTGCGAACCGCCGTCGATGCGCTCGGTCCAGCCATTGCTTTGATACCCATACCCGACATGCACGACGCTGGCCTCCCGGTCCAGCGCGATTTCCCCGCCGGAGACCGTTTTTACCGGGTGGGTGGCGCCATCGGCCAGGATGGAGACCGTCGCCCCCTCCAGGTGGTCGAGCCCGCTGATGACCGTGGCCGGTGCTCCAGCGTAAGTGAGCCCGCAATCTACGAAAAACGCATCCGCCTGCTTCCCCGTAGGTCCGCCTTCCGCGTCGGTCCAGATCCCGGTCAGGTATTCGACATATCGTCTGGCTGTGCCATTTACGGTGCGTCTAACCACCAGCCACAATTCGTCCGCATCTCCGGCCGGATTGGGGATGACCGCCACGCTCTCGGCCACCGCACCGCCGGAGCCGAAGGCGCCTCCGATAGGGTGCTTGTGCCAGGCAAGGACTTCCTGCTCTCGCTCATAGGTGAAGCCGAGCAGCACCCCGTCGCCGCGTACCGACCAGACGATGCTCTGGGGCTGCTGCTGGTAGGCCATGTCGGATATACCGTTCTTGGTGATGTGCGACGCGCTGACAGTCATGTCGGGAGCGCGGAAGCCGTCGTCTTCGAACACATAGGCGAGCTCACGCAGCTTGCGGCCGGCCCTCTGGACGAACAAAGTGGCCTTCCCCGCCGCCACAGGCGCGACCCCGGCCTTGGTGCCGTATCTGGTTGACCGTTTCGCGTTGACGTTGGTCGGCGTCAAAGCTTCTCCGGCGTTCGACGGGCGGACGATCCACTCGCCCCCGATCGTGCCGACGATCAGGCCTTTCTCGTCATCCGACATCCATTTGACGACGTTCACATTGTTGGCGTTCAGGGTGTATGCGACCGCGTTGTCGTCGGCCACCACGTTATCGGTACTGGAAGGGGCGAAGCTCTCGTAGTCGCCGACCACCGAGCCGTCGATGCGCTGGGGGTGCATGGTGGGCCCGCCCCAGAACAGACGATCGCCGTAGAAAGTGACGGCGGCAGGATAGCCTGTCCCGTCGCTCCAAACGCCGAGGCGCCAGTCCGGGCTGGCCGTGGTGTTTCCGAATTCCGACTTCACATCGGCGCTGACCTGTGTCGTGCTGATGAAAGCAGTGATTTTGGCGTAGCCCCACTTGACGGGGCTGCCGCTCTTGATACGCACCTGCCGGCCGACATCCTGGGACGAGAAAATAGCGGTGCTGGCGGTGAGCGTGATGCCGGTGCCGGAGGTGGCGCTGGGGGTAATGGTCGTTCCGCTGGTGTTGGTCGCCAGATACGGTCCGTCCTTGAACGCGATTGTCGAGAGCGTCCAGGACGTGTGCCCGACGCGCGACAGCTTGCGGGGGGCGTAATCAGTGTGGGCGATGTAGAGGACGTCGGCGCTTTGGGCGAAGTACAGGTCCGCCAGATCAGCTTCGGCATAGGGAGTGGACACCTCGTAGGCCGTGCCGCCGGCCAATATCTGGCCGCGGTCCTTATAGAACCGGCAATACTGGTCGCCGAACTCGATGATATACGCCTGGGTGGTCGAAAACTCGAACGCCACCAGCCGGACCTTCTTCGCGCTCGTTTTCACTTCCGAGACGAACCGAGTGCCCGGGCGGCGCGTCAGCGGGCCCTGGACCAACGGTATCCAGTTCTCGCAGAGTTTCAGCCCCTTCTTGTACTTGGCAAAATCGGTCCGCCCTTCAAGCAAAGGTCCGAGTTCTCCGGCGTTCAGGCTTTCGAAGATGGGGGAAACCCGGCTCATGGCCTCACCTCATCGCCGAGAGCCAGGGGGCCTCGGGGGGATCAATCGCGACGCGCTCGAAAGCGTTGATGCGCCGAGCCTCGGCGACGGTCTCTTTGTACTCCTGCCGGGCCAGCTCGCGCTTGGTATTCGACTGCGTGAGCCGTTCAGCCAAAGCCATCGCCAATCGGCAGGCAAACGCCTCGACCAGCAGGACGTCCATGTCGTTGGGGTCGCTTATCTCGGCGATGTAGACGAGGTCGAGGGGGCCTCCGTCGTCGGTTAATATGCGGCGCCCCTCGACCTGCCAGTCGGTGACGGTGGCGTCGGGCAGGATGCGCACGCAGTCGGAAGGGAGCTGGTATTGGTGGCTGAAGCCGAAAACGGGCGCATCCGACAGGGCGGCCAGCCTGACGCGTTTTCTGGCGCAGCTCCAGGGATGGGATCTCAACTCGGCGCGCATCGTCGGGGCGTAGAAACGGCTGACGACACGCGCCTCGTCGGAATTGTCCGAAAACGAAGTGATGGTGCCCGCGCCGATCTTGCCGAGGGCCAGGTTCGCGATTTCGACCTTGCTGGTCACGGCAACCCCCTATCAGGCGATCGGGGTGGTCTCGACCGTCTTCAGATAATCAAGGATCGCCTCGACCCCGAGGATCACCGCCAAGCGGTCGGTGTAGGCGGTGTCGGCGACGCGGAGTTCGATCGCCTCGCCCGATGTCGACGTCCCCTCGGTAACCTGATGGGAAAGCTGCTCGCCGGAGGCGACGGAATAGAACTTGTCGGCCATGTGGCCCTCCTGGAAAGAGAGGGGGCCGGGAGAACCCGGCCCCTCCCGGTCAGACGGTGTACTGGACCTTCAGGCTGATGGTGCCAGCGGCGTCGATGTCGCCGGCCGACGTCACCACCACGTCGTAGGAGCGGTTGCTGTCGGCAGACAGCCCCAGCGCCTGCCACAGCGGCTTCTCGATGTCGTCGATGTCGTAGACGCCGCTTTCATGCTCGACGTGGGTCGGAGCAACCGCCGCGCTGTTGACGTTCACGGCCGAGGCGAAGAAGTCCGCGTCGACCACGGCGGCGCCGTTGGCAGTGGTCTGGTAGATGCCGACGTCCAGGGTGGCGGTGGTGCCCAGGTCGTCGCACGCCAGGATCACGGAGAGGCCGCAGGCGTTCGACGGAACGGAGCACATCCGGTAGGTGGAGCCCGCGTCACCGGCGGCAGCGGCTTCCGCCGTGCCAACGGCTTGGCGCAGGACGCCGCCGGAGATACCGCCGTTGGTCAGAACGGCGGGGGTGGCGTCACGATTGGTGATCGGACCCGACTTGACGTTTTCGGTGGCCATTGATCAGTCCTCCTTAGGCCCGGTAGCTCTCGATGGCGAACACCTTGTCTTCTTCGAGACGGGTGGCGCCGGCGGTCATGGTGGTGTAGAGCTGCCAGGGCTCGCCCTGCAGGTCGTGGCGGACGGACACCGAGTTCTTGACGTCGTCCCACAGGCCCAGGTACATGCCGCTCTTGCACCACACCGGCAGGGTCACCTCGTTGGTGCCGGCCAGAATGGTTTCGATCAGCTCGCAGTGGACCAGCTTGAAGCCCAGGAACTCGGTGATCTTGCCGCTCTGCAGGACCGGCTGCTCACCGTTCTTGAACTCGGACGAGATGACCTGCACGTCGTTCAGCAGGGAGGCGTGGTCGGCGGCGGTGATGCCGATGAAGACCTCCTCCATGTCGAAGTCGATATGCTTGGCCATCATCAGCTCGCGGACGGCCTTGATCTTGGCGACGTTCAGCTTCGAGTTGGCGCCGCCGGTGGCCACGTCGACCTCGTTGGCAGCGGTGAAGCTGGTCGAAGTTGCGCCGGTCTCGCCGGTCTTGGCCGTCCCGATGAAGGACGAGCAGAGCAGCTTGTCGAACTGACGGCCGGCCGCCATCACGGCGTTCTGGACGTAGGACGACGACGGGTCGGTGATGGTGCGCAGCTTGTCGAAATTGTCGATCAGCTGGGGCAGGTCGAAGTCGCTGGGGAACACCCAGCGCCGATCGGTCGGCGCATCCACGCGGCCCATCGGGGCGAAGCGGGTGGCGACCGCCTGCATCTCGACCTTGCCGATCTGGTCGACCGGCGAAGCCTGCTTGCCGACGTGCGAGCCGGAGAGAACGGTGCCGCGCAGCTTGGAACCGCGCTGCTGGAGCAGCAAGGCGATATTGGTGCTGTACTGCTGCACATAGTGGGTCGGAATGTTCACGGACATGGCGTGAGCCCTTCTGAAAGCGTTGAGACACGAGGCTTTTTTCGAAGGGCTTATCCGCGTGCACGGGGCCGCAACATACCCGTTACCCAGGGCTGGGCGCGACTGCAGAGGCGGCCCGGCTTCCCGTTAGTCCAGGAAATCCTGGCCGGAAGTTGTCGTATCCTGCCCCCGACCCGCTCGCCGGCCCCTCGCGAGGGGGTTGTCGGCTTCACGCGGGCGCCGAGTTTCCCCGGCCTCCTCCAGGACGTATGCCTCCAGCTCTTTGGCCCTGGCCACGACTTCGGACGCGTCCCTGTCGTGGCGGTGGGCCAGCTTTACGAGTTCGAGGCGGAAATCGCTCTGGTTCATTGCTTTTATCATCCTGTTTGTGAAATCGCAACATTATCCTTCCGGATAGGCAAAGCGGTGCAGGCGTTCCATTTCCTCCCGAGCCTTCATGTCCCCGCTGGTGTATCGGCGGATGAAGTCCGCGTCGCCGCGAAGCTGGGTGATCTTGCCCTGCGCCTGGGTGGGGGTCAGGGCGCCGAAGCTGGTGCCGGCGTCCCCAACCACCAGCCTGTCCTCGCCGAGACGGGACCCGATGTTGTGCAGCACGGTCATCGCCCGCTTGGGCCCCAGCGCATTGCGAAGGCCTTCCAGATCCTGCGGCGAAAGCCCGAACTTTTCGGCGGCCAAGTCGACGATCGCAGTGTTGGCCGCGAAAGCCGCCCCCCATTCCTTCTTCAAGGCGTCAACGTCGGTCTGGATACGGGCGTTGCTCTGCTCGGCGCGCTCGGCAACACGCTGCTGTTCCATCCCCACGAACTTCTCGACCAGGGTCTTGGCCTGGCGGGAGGGAATGCCGACCTCGTGCAGCGTTGCCCGCGCCCACTTGGTGAAAGTCTCGTCGACGGTGTCCCCTGCCGGGAGATCGTATTCGTCGGCCGTCTTGGGCAGTCCGAGCCTTTCCATGAACTGGCGGGTCGCCGCGGCGTCATCCCAGTTGGGCAGCTCGACCGCCTGCTTGTTACCGATCAGCTTTTCCAGGTTGCGATAGGACACGGCCATGTCCTGGGGGTTCTGGAGACCCTTGTGGGCCAACCACCCCTTCAGGTCGGCGTCGGCGAAGCTGTCGTACCAGGTGCCGGCCGTCGTAGCCGCAGCAGTCGGGGCCGCAGCAGTCGGGGCCGCAGTCGTATCAGTGGTCGCCGCACTGGTCGCCGCACTGGTCGCTGCGGTCTGGGTGGCTGCTTCGGTCATTGACACATCCTCTCCGTGGTGTGATTATCTCAATGTCTTCTTGGACGTTCCCCCCGTGCACTTCCTGGCCCCGGTTCCTGAGAACCGGGGCTTTTCTTTACCCGGTCAGGAGGCCCCAGAGCTCGTCGTCCGTCAACTGCAAGTGCTGCTGGATGCGCAGCCACACCTCGCGTCGGCCTTCCATCAGGGCGGAAACCCTGGCATCGGTGTGGAAGGTGCTGTCGCCGGCGCGGCAGAATTTCGCCAGGTCCATCAGGACGAGCCGGGTCTGCACGCCTTCGGGGTTGAACGTCACCCGGTACGCTTGGGCGCGCCCCTTCAGAAACTGGCGCTGCTTCTGGACGATTTCCTCGGCGGACGACATCAGCGGCTGGCCTGCATGGTCTTCATCATCGCTGCGGCGGCCGGCGCCGCGTCGACCAGGGTCTGGACCTGCTGCTGCTGGGCGCGGCCGTCACGTTTGGCCGTCACCTTGTCGGGGTCGGACATCCAACGCGCCGGCACCGCCTGGATGTCGGCGATCTCGGGCAGCGCGGTATCGAAGTCGAAATGATCGAAGACGCTGGGGTCCTGGCTGACGTTGGCGTAGGCCGTGGCGAACTCCAGCGTCCGCATGAAGCCGGACGCCTCCTCGGCCCGCATGGAGCGGGAGAGGGGGCTGTCGTACTCGACGCTGAACTCGCCGGCCGCTTCCAGCAACTCGGGCGGCATGGCCGGCAAAGCCCGCATCTCGGACAGGATGTCCAACTCGCGCTCGATCATCGGGCCCAACGCTTCGGACTGCTGACGGCCCATCGTGGGGGAGAGCAGCGCGCCCTTCTCCCGCGCCCTTTCCAGAACTTCGGTCGCGGTCATCTGCGGCGTATCGACCAGGATTTGAAACAGCGTCACCAGGAAGGCGTCGTTGATGACCGCCCGTTCCATCTCCATGAGCTTGTCCAGGTTGTTGAGCTGGCCATTGGGCATGTCCAACGTGTGGACCAGCTTCTGCCCTTGCGCATTGACGCCGCCGGGGACCATCGCCCCGGGCTTCAGGCTGAAGGTGTCCAGGACGCCGTCATCGTGGCCGAGGATGATGGGGTCCGTCAGTCGGTGCCCCATCTTGAGCGCGGTCTTCTTCTGCTCGTTCAGCACCTTGATCGAAGGCAGAACCGTCATGGCCGGGCTGCGGCCATATGTCTCGCCCGGGGCAGTCACGTAGCGGCTGATCGAATAGGGGAATGTCTGAAAGCCGCCTTCCCCGACTACCGCCTGCTCGTCGCGGCAGACGTAATACGACGCGAAAGGCATACCGCGGTGGTCGGCTTTGCTTGGGTCCAGATCGGCCCGCGGCAGGACACAGTGGATGAACTCGAACTGGTCTTCCGGCTTCTCCTTCGCCTTGGCGAGGATCTTTTCCGGCAAGCGGTCGAGCCGGAACTGCTGCGTGGCCTGTCGAGCCGTCAGCCGGAACTTCCGATGCGCGGTGTCCGGAACGCCCTGAAAATTCTCGACGAAGAAGATTTCCGCCAAGTGGATAGCGCGGTAGCGCAAACCGCCGCGGTGGTCATTCGGGCCGGGAAGACGCCGGTCGGTGAACAGGGCGCCGGTACCGAAGGCCCCCAGCGAGATATATTCCTCGTGCTTCTGGCTGGCGAAATTGGCGCGCGGACTGTATCGGTGCCGGAACAAGAT